GGCGGTAATACTCACACGGATCAATCCCCGGGAATTAACCCGACTCCCCGTGAAGGGAGTGTTTCACCCGTGTGGGGCCGATTAGGTCTACTAACATTCAAGTTCTTGCATGAACTGAACCTTCTCTTCTTTGAAGAAAACGATCAGTTTGTTAGCAAGAGTCTTTGAACCTGTCCGATCAGGCTTCTGAGTTTTACTTAGAAGTCGTTTCGGGCTTGGAAACCATTCAAATTCAAGACCAACAATTTCTTGTCAATCTTGATTTTGAATAATTTCTGACAGTTGACGACCCTCTGTGTGAAGACTATTGGATTTATCCAGTAGTAGTTCATATGGAGGGTGATCGGTTGGCATAGTGCTGAATGCCTCCGACTTAAGAAGACTAGCAAAGTTTGCTAGTTCTTCTTGAGTCGCAAACATAGAGTTTTGGATTCCTATTAGGTGATGTGCCGCAATAACTTCTAGAAGATAGTTCTTCGAAAAATTATAACGGTTACATCCCAGATCAAAATCAAACAGTTTGAGGGCTTCGTAACAATGGTTTGTTACGTCACCTTCATTCTGCTTGATTTTGGATAGTAGGCGTCCAATTCCTACTTTTCGTGTAAGCCGAGTTGCAAAACTCGGACTTAGACTAAAAGTAAGGAGCTCTTTGACAGCACGGGAACTGTAGGAAATAATCCCACGGTTTTCGAGTTCAAGAAGAAAACCTGAAAGTTCAGCCCAACTTTTATGAAGGGACAGTAGTCCTTTCATAGAAATGGATGATACTTCTTGGTTATCTAGGAAATGTCGTTTAGCAAACTCAATCAGATTGTCTGAGACAATTGATTTTTGTTCGTTAATTGACACTCCTAGTTCTTCAATGAATTCTCGATATGCCAGGGCCAGTTCTCGGTCGTGAATTACAATATCGTCACCTAGAATGCTATAACGTGTGTCCCAAGATTTTTCTTGTGATACATATTGTAGTACTCTATGATGACAAATGGTAAAAACAGCCCATGAGGAATATGCCCCCATTGGTTGACCAACCTTGTAAAAGATTGGTTTTCCTTCAGGGGTCATGACCTCATGGTTTACCATAATATTGTACCAAGCTATTGCTTTTTCCTTACCAAGGTATTCAGAAAGAAATCCGGCTTGAAGTAGAGCCGGAAATCGATCCGTTGCCCTTGTAAGGTCAAAACAATAATGAGGTCCGCTTCTTAGGAGTCCCTTTGATTGTTCGAAAGTACAATCATTTGGGATTTTCCGAAGAACGCGGAAAATCACGTCATGTAGAGGTTTAAGGCAAGTTTGACTCCAATAATCAAACATACAAATAACCCGAAGTTTTCCTTCGGGGTCTTTGATATGTCTGATCTTTCGAAGCCAGCTTGTCTTAATAGCGAAATTTTTTCGCCATTCCTCTACATGAAAAGGACTTAGACGGTCCATTAGTCCTATCATTTTTGTTTTCAGAGCCTCTCCACCTAGAATATAGATGGACTCCCGAAGACATTCTGGGAGTAGCAGAAGCTCTGGAATAGATGATAGAACTGCTGGGCCATTAGGTCCTTTACTGTAACTGGTATGATATGATGTTCAAGGTCCAATCCGGAAATTAACTCCTTTTGACTTCATCACTTTAGCCATGTCTTGACCCTTTGAAAAAAGATCAAGAGTGGTTGATGATGGTGTAGTCACAGGAGAATAATCTCTCTCTTTTGGCCACCACTTAATTGTTCGAGATAGGGAAAGAAGCGTCATTACGACGATAATTCTCTTCTTATCTTTAACAATAAGTAGTCGCATTAGAGGTAGGATTGTTGGAAGACCATGTGAATTAGTCTTCACGGACTTGTCCACGATGGGACTTCCAGCAAGGTACCGAACAAGCATTAGGCGGATTAGTTTAATACGCTTAATTGTTCATTCGGGACCATGCACTTTGAGCATCACGTCGAACCGTCTCAGGAACCGGGGAATATCAACATTTTTTTGAAATGATGACATACCTCCGGCATGTTTGTAGACCCAACCGACGATTTGTTGTCGCAGTTGAAGAAATTTAATTGTAACAATAAATTAGAAGTTGCGTTTACAACGGCGGAGCCTAGCTCAAGGCCGTTGAGCTTGGTTTTCAGGGACGATTAAACGTCTACTTTTTGAGCCTGTCCATTTTGTCGTCAGGTCTGGGGTGTTAGCCCTCCTAACGCTCTAGTCTACGACAACTAAAGTGGCGGGTTCTCAAGAGTTAGATTTTTAATCTCCTTACGCCCCTGAACGGTGCTAACCGTGGGATTGTTTTCTGACACCCTCTTACGAGAGTGAGAGGAGTATTACCACGTAAG